AACTGCTGCACCAGCAACGGCACCCACTCCTGCACCAATCGCAGACTGCCCACCCAAGAAATATCCAGCGGATCCGCCTAGTGCCGCACCAGCAGGCAAACGTCTGGTATTTGACGCACGCAGATTAGCGGCAGCAGCTTGAATTGCTGGAGTGTTCTGGAATGCACCTTCTTGGATATTGTAAATGCGAGCAAGCAAAGCGAGATTGTCAGTAAGGAGATTGGGCGCTGCTTTTTGAAGATCACCCAACACCGAAACATCTAGCGTTCTGCGCCCAGGTTCAATGGCTTGCTCCAGAACGGAAAGTTTGCCCAATTGAGGACGAACCTCGGAAAGACGCTGACTCAAGTCAGGACGATTAGCTCTTGTAAGAATTGCATCGAGTTGATTTTCCAGCTTCTCAACCTGAGCAGTCGATTGCTTGGCCCTGTCAAGAAGTGCAGGAGTGGTTCCCTTGTTTGAATCCTTCGCTTCTTTCCAGATTTTCCATGTTCTGCGCATTACATCACGAGCATCTTCAACAGCGTCGACTTTTACTTTTGCGGCATTATTTACGGCTTTTACATCTCCGTAGACCGTCTTCAATTCTTGTCCGCGTGCCTTGAGAACATCTAAAGAAAAAGGTGCATCAGCAGGAATGCCGACTTCACGACGAGCGACTTCGCTGGCTTTAGTCGTATTGATTTCACGGATTACTCGTGTGGCTTCGTCAGATTCACCAGCAATCGTTTGAACTGCTTTTGTCATCCCGCTGGGGTTTACAATCCGAGGATCATTGACGCCTCCAAGAAGCTCCCAATTGATCATGTCCTGATCCCGCGCAAGATTCTGCCGTTTGGCGATCAGTGAAGATGCCGCTTTTTCACTGGGACCAACAGCTAGTTCTTCGCCGGCATACTTCCTCCCGGCAATAGCACTGCCAGAAGTCGCAGCACCGGCATAACGAGCACCTGCGCCACTAGCTGCACCACCCAAACCAGCAAGAATCGCCTCAGACGGACCAACTTTATCCATCTCGCCAGTGATAGCAGCTGGAGCAAGTACAGCACCGAGATTGGCGGTGCCTTGTGTGGCGGCGGATTCCATCATTTCACGCCCAGTAACCCTTGCCAGCTGTCCACCTGCTCCCGCAAGCAGACGAGCCTCTGGAGCGAAAGGAATGGCGCCCATGAGGCCAGCTTGCAAACGACCTCGCATCGTTGGGGTTTCCCCCAGTCCGCGAGTAGTGGCTTCGTAACCGGCCATGCCACCCGTAAAACCGCCGATAGCTGCACCGATAGGAACTGACAATCCAGCGGTAAACGGAGCGAGTGGAGCACCAACCAGCATACCTGTCTTCTGACCAACTGCTGCGCCACCAGCTTCACCGACAATCTTGATTCCGGCCTTCTCAAGTTCGCTCATCAGCCGTCCACGGAATTTATCCGATTCACTTGGAAGTGCTGCTGGTTTTTGCTCAAAATCAGCCAAGAGCTTTTCAAGTTCAGCGATTTTGATTCTGCGCTCTTCTGGACTCAAAGAAGGTGTGCTCATAATTGTTATTTCTTTTTAGCAGACTCTGCGGCTTCTTCAGCTTTCAAAGCATTAAGTTGATCTCTGATGTCCTGAACAGTTTGGGGTACTCCGAATACGCCGACCTTTCCATCTATCAATTTATTATCGATGTCTATTTCCATTTCTTTCTTTGGCTTGTAGAAAACTTCTCCAGCTGAACCTTTACGGCCCCAGAATGAATCAACCGCATAGTTGTACGTGTTGATGTTATCCCTGTACCGAATCATTCTTTCGCCGAAAATGTCGGCAATGGCGTTTTTAACAACTTCTGGATTTTGCAGAGCATTTACATTCCCGCCAAGGTAAGAAACGATTCGTTGCACGTCACCTTCAGTCGTTGCTCCAGGTCCAGCAACAGTAGTCCTCAATCGGCCAACCAATCCCTGAAGATTACCTTTGGCGATCTGGAGCTTTATTTCATCAGCGGCTAAGGGATCGCCCATTAAAGTTTTCATGCTGGTAGTGAAATCCATAGCAGCCCTTTCAATGCCTTTTGGAATGCTACCCATAATATCAGAGTATTTCTTCAATCCGCGTAACGCAGATTCATCATCAATGATCTCCCGGTTAAGCTTAATGAAATCATTCTGAGGCATGATCGTCTTGTTGAAGACACCAGCCGTAGTGGGAATATCACCGGAACGCAGCGGTCTTAGTGCGCCATCGGGTTGGCGTACAAAGACGTTTCCTGATCCATCGCTGAAAGCATGGCCACCATACTCTCCTTTTTGGTTCATCACAATTCCACTCTCCGCGAGGTCTTTAGTGCCGACAGTAGCAGCTTTCTTGTAAAGACCATCTAGCTCTACCGGATTGGGAATACGCTTATTCTCAAAAGTGAATCGATTGTGCGCGATCTCGAAAGCTTTATCCCGCTCACTCTTGTCTACTGGTTTGATCGCCCGATCATACTCATTCTGCATATTGAAGTAGATCTGAGCAATCTGATTCACGGTAGGCGTTCCAAACGCACCGCCACCAGACAATTCAACAGCCTTACGAATTGCATCTGTCTGGGTAGGACGCTTAGGCAAAGGAACCTGGGGAGCAGCAGGAAACCCACCGCTCATCACTTCCAGTTCAGCAGCAGGAACCCGCTGGGAAGCAGGCACAGCCTGAGGCAAGAACTGCATGGCCGACTCAGGGACCGCTGGGGCCTTTGCAGCAGGTTGCTCTGCCGGCTTAACGGCAGGCTGCTGTGCGGAGAAAAGCTGGTTCAGCTCCGACTCGCTAGGCTCAGTTTCACGATCCAGCGTCAGGGTCTTGCCAGTCTGCGTATCTTCGTAAGTGAATTTAGGCATGATTATTTTCCACGACGAACATTAGGACGCGAGCCAAGTCCGAACTGACGCTCCAATTCACGCAATTTAACATTCCTTGCAAATTCAGCGTCAGTTGCCTGATTCCGAACGGCCCTTTGATAAGGATCGCCCATCACATCGCCAAAGGATTCAACAAGGATGCGAGGATTGGACAGGATCGCCTTGATGCCTTCTTCGTCCAGAGTGATAGTCCGTTTCTTTTTGAGCGTAGCACCCTTGGAATCGTCTTCAGCAGCGGTCAGCCTGGATGAGCCGGCCTTCTTTTCAGAAATTGCAGAAAGATCATCAAACTCATCACGAAGCTTTTTGGCGATAGCCTTGGCTTCTGGAGTCAGTGTGCTCTTAGGCAAGGTGAATGGACCATCAGGAGCAGCAATCGCCTGATCAAACTTTTGACGAGCCGCTTCCATGACAGCAGGATCAGCAAAAGCGGAAGGAGCAGCAGGGACAGGAACGGGAGCACTGATTGGAGCCGGCTGGACTCTGCGAGAAAGATCCATTGGGCCGGCAAACCGAGCAGCAGCCAAAGCGGCAGGAGCAAATGAAACATCAGATGGACGCAAAGCCTGGTACTGATCAATTGGCTGGGCGGGACTGACCATCGATGCACT